GTTGTGACCTTCGACCCGTTTCTATGAAAAACCGTTTTTTCTTGTTTCAGTTTCACTAATGACCTAAACAGACCAGTCATGAGCAAAAAAGCTGAAAAACAGGCTGGAATCGCCGTTCACTGCTCACATGACCGAATGGTTGCCGTGACAGAGATTGTCGCCAACCCGCGAAACCCGAACAAGCACCCAGCCAAACAGGTGGCCTTGCTCGCGAAGATCATCCGTCATCAAGGGTGGCGCGCGCCAATCGTCGTGAGCAAGCGAAGCGGCTTTGTCGTGGCCGGCCACGGGCGACTGGCTGCGGCACAGCCACTCGCGGCGGATTTGGAAAACGCGTTGCGGCTGGGCGCACGCAGCGGAGATTCCCCGGCGGTCGTTAGTCACAAGCGGGGCGCGTCGCTTAATCCGCGCATTTTATGGCCGACACCATCCACGCCGACAAGCTTTGCGCCCTGACCGGCCTTACAGACCGGCGGCATCGGCAGCTTGCTAAGGCTGGATATTTCCCACCACCGGACAAGTCAGAATACCAACTTGCAGCCACGATCAAGGGGCTTTTCCAATACTACCGCGAGCAGAAGGAAAAGCGCGGAAACTCCGACGAGCGCATCAAAAAAGCCCGCGCGGAGAAGCTTGAAATCGGGAACGAAGTCTTGCGTCGTGACCTTTTGCCAGCCGAGGAAGTGCGGCGCGACATCATGCGCGGATTCGTTGAACTCAAAAGCCAACTGCTCACCATCCCGCGCCGCGTCTCGCAATCGCTCGCCATTGCCACGGACCCGGTGACGATTGAAGAGTCGCTGAACAAAGAGATCGTTGGCGTGTTGGAAGCGACCAGCCGCCAGTTCGCGGAGCGTGATAAGTGAACGCATGGGGCTACATGGCAGAGGCGATTCTGCCGCCGTCGCAAATGACCTTTGCGCAGTGGGCGGAAGCAAACGTCAGGCTCGACCATACGAGCTACATTCAAGGTGCGCTCTCGCTGGAATTCTACCCTCAACTCCGCGCCTTCCTCGCGCACGCGCAACGCCGACGGATGAAACGAATCACGGCGATAACCTCTGCGCAGTCAGCCAAGACGACAGCGGTCATGCTCACACTCCTCGCGCGCATTGCGGAGAACCCGACGCCGGCCATGTGGGTGTCAGCCAGCACGGAAAAGGCAAAGGAGTTTGCGAAGCGACGCCTTTACCCGTTCATTCTCGACTGCGAAAAGGTGCGGCGGCTCGCGCCGAAAGATCGGAGCGAATGGACTGGCCGGCTGGTTCAGTTCGCATCAATGGACTTGATGATTCGCGGCGCGGTGTCCAAGGCCGACATGACATCCGACCCCGTTGGACTGCTCATTTGTGACGAGCGGCGCGAGTGGCGGCCTGGCATGATCGAGCTTGCGCGGAAGCGCATCGTGACTTTCGGCAACGCGCAAGAGTTGAGCATCGGGACCGCTGGCATCAAAGATGACTCACTCCACCGCGACTACGAAAGCGGCTCGCGCGGCCTGCTCTTGTTCACCTGCCCGGCGTGCCAGCATCGGCAGCCGTTCCGCTTTGGCAAAAAGGCGACGCCCATTTTCCCTGAGCAACGCGAGCGCGGCGGGGTTGTCTGGCCGGACGATGAGCGCACGCGCAACGCCGATGGCTCATGGAACATGGAAGCCGTATCAGCGTCGGCGCATTACGAGTGCGAGGCTTGCGGCCATCTAATTCCCGAGACGCAACGCATCGCCTTGTTGCGTGACGTAACTGAGCTTCACCGCACCCCGAAGCGAGCCGAGGAATTCCCTTCGCTGCACTGGAATGTTAGTTATATGCCGATGGCCTCGCTAGGTTTTGGAGCGCAGGCTGTTGAATTCCTCTCCGCTACCCAGGCTTTGAAGTCCACGGGTGACACAGAGCCGCTAAAGGCTTTCGTTTGTGACTCTCAGGGAGAGCCGTGGGAAATGCTCGCTAGCCGTGTTGAAGCGTCGGACATAATGGCCCGCGTTGGGAACTATCGCACCGGGGAAAAGTTTCACGAATCAGCCGGCACGATTTACAACGTGCTGACGGTTGACCGGCAAAAGGGCCACCTAGTCTATGTCTGGCGCCAATGGCTCAAAGGCGGCGCGTCTAGGTTGATCGAGTTTGGAATGATGCTCGACAACTTCGACGAGCTTCGCAAATTCCAGATCGACCGAGGCATCCGCAACGTGGCCGGTGACGATGGCGGATATGACGAGGAAGACACTGGCAACGTCTATCGCTGGCGAATGGCGTGTCTCAAATACGGCTGGCACTCATTCAAGGGTGACAAGGCCGACAGCTTTCGAGACGGGCAAGTGCGAACCTATTGGAAGCGCAGCCCATTCAACACGGGCGTCGGGCAACACGTTTTGACGAACGCTTACCTATGGTCTAAGAGCCATTACCTCGGGAAACTCTACAACGTATTCCTGAAAGGTGAAGGCCCTCCGTGGCAAGTCCCGCGCGACGCTCACGTTGACTACCTCCGCCAGTTGTCGGCCTATGAGTTTGTTCCCGGCAGCGGACCCGGAGACCCCGGCGAGTGGAAGAAAAAAGGTCACGACCACGCGGCGTCATGCGAACTCATGCAAATTGCGTTTGCCGATTCCGCGAGCATTATTGAGAAGTTCACAAAGGAGAATTAGAGCGGCTCAAGTCGTCGCCTTGACGATTACGCGCGCTAATGTTAGAGATAACGGGGCATGGCCGCTCCAAATCCCTACATTGGCTTGACCTCCGCCGAACTCGCCACCCAGCGCGCGGCTACGCTGGCAGCCATCTCAGCTTGCAAGGGCGCGGGCGAGTCCTATTCCGGCAGCGGCAGGAGCACGAGCCGAAACCTTGCAACGCTACAGCAAGACCTCGCTTGGATTAACCAAGCTCTCGCCATTTCCAGCGGCTCACGCGTGACCAAAACCTTCGCTGACTTCTCTAGCAACGGATGAACATTATCGAACGTCTCCGCGTTGCCGCGCGCGTCTCTAGGAATCTGATGACGCTGCCCTCTGCCGCGCTCGCGCCCGGCACCTATAACGAGGCCGGCATCAAGTTGCTTTCTGGCGAATGGGAGGGCGGGCAAAACTCCCGACTTCGCCGCTCACGTCGCACGCGGCTTGTCTCGCATGACACCGACCTTAACTACGGCACGCGTGAGTTTCTAATGTCCAAGGCGCGGAGCCTTCGCCAGAACACGCCGCTCCCCGGCGCAATCCTTCGCCGCTACGCCGATTACTGCGTCCATCCGCAAGCTATGGTTCAATGGATTACCGGCGATCACGATTGGGATATGCAGATGCAAGACGCATGGGCCGCGTGGACGCGCACCTGCGACGCGACGGGGAGAACACGCTGCCGCAAATTCTGCGCACGCTGGTCGAGTCATCGCATTGTGACGGCGACGCGTTTCTTCACAAGGAGCGCGACGGCGAAGAGTTGAAAGTGCGCGGCATCGAGGCCGACCGAATCACGAACGCAAAGGGCGGAACCGTTGGCTTTGACAACGTGCTGCCGTCCAACGTCCCGCGCGACGTGGGCGGAGTCTGGATTGACGCCCAAGGCCGCAAGCGCGGCTTCACCGTATGCGACCGCACCGGCTGGGGAGCGTTCACCAATCCGCGTTATGTGGACGCCACGGAATTCCTTCACTACCACCACTCCGAACGCTTTGAGAGCTATCGCGGCGTGTCCTCTTTCGCCGCCGTCATCAATTCGCTTGACGACCTTAAAGAGACAATCGAGGCGGAGCAGCTTGCGCAGAAGATCGCCAGCAACCTCACCATTCTGGAACGCAACGCGCTTGGCGCGAAGATGGGTCCGCAAGCCCTCGCCGACGGCGCGACGGACAACGCGGGCAACACGCAAAAGCTAGAGGACATGGCCGCTGGCATCATGCGCTACATGGCGCACGGTGACGATCTGTCCATGTTTACGTCAGAGCGTCCGGCTGAAGGTTGGCGCTGGCTGGTTGAGTTCACTATTCGCGGAATCTCTTTAGGAATCCATCTGCCTTACGAAATCGTGTGGAACCTTTCGGGGCTGACTGGCACGTCCGTCCGCCTAGTCTCCAAGATGGCGGAGCGGACATTCAATGCCGAGATGGACAACCTAGAACGTCGGGTTATAGACCCGCTGGCTTGCTGGTTTGCATGTGACCAAATGGAGCGAGGCTTGATTGCCCGGAATCCAAACTGGATGTTTTTCCAGGCCCTTCGCCCGGCCTATATCACCGCCGACGTTGGCCGCGAATCCTCTGCGAACCTCGCGGAGTTGAACGCGGGCTGCCGCACCGAGGAGAGCATTTGCCGCGAGCAAGGCTGGCAGGGCGTTGACGTTCGCACCGCGCGCGCGGGTGAAGTGCGGCACCGGATTCAACTTGCGACGCAGATTTCCGAAGAGACGGGCGGCGCGCTTTCGATGAAAGAAGTCCTCGCCATGATGGGCGGGGCCAACATCGGCCCGACTTACGGAATGCAGTCCCCCGCGCCGGCCAAAGACGCAAAGGAAAAACCATGAGCAGCAACCCCACACTGTCACACGTCTCCGCCGCCGTCATGCAAGACCCTTGGCTCATTCAGCCGCTATGGCTTGATGTGATTGCTGAGATCGTTGACTCACATATGGCTGGCAAAGCGCCGCCGACGGTGGACCGCAAAAAAAGTGACGCCGCGTGGTGTCAAGCGGGCATTGACTTCATCCCGGTCTATGGACCGATTGCTCCGAAAATGGGGCTGCTTGACAACATCTCGGGCGGATGCTCCGTTGCGCAGTTGCGGGACGCGCTCGCCGCCGCGCTCGAAAACCAAGACAGCCGTTGCGTGTGTTTTCTTTTTGATTCGCCAGGCGGCAACAGCAAGGGCGGGTTTGAATTCGCGGACGAAATCGCCATCGCACGCAAGCAAACGGCCAAGCCAATCCTCGCGCACGTTGAAGGCGATTGCGCGTCGCTGGCCTATTTGTTTGCCTCGCAGTGTGATCGAATCAGCATGACCGTCGGAAGCCAGGCCGGGAGCATCGGAGCCTATTCCAAATTCGTTGACCGCTCACGCATGGAACAAAACGCGGGAATGAATTCGGTTGTCGTGCGCTCCTCGCCGCTCAAGGGCATTGGCGCAGACGCCGTGACCGGCCCGCAACTACAGCACATTCAGGCGCGCATTAACGCGATGAATGCGATGTTCCAAAGCTATGTCATGCGCGCTCGCCCGCAAGTGGACTTCGCCGCGCGGGACATGGCCGGCATGTTCCCGGCGCGTTCAACGGAGCAAGACTTGCCGACGGCCATTGACTGCGGCCTCGTGGATTGCGTCACCACGCGTGACGAGATCATCGCCACCTACGGAATTCGCGGCGGTTGACTTGACAACTTGGTGCATTCGTGGTTTTAATAAGCTCAACAGTAACGCTTATGCCAATCCAGACCGTCAAACTCTCCGACGAAATCCTCGCCAAGCTCGGCGCGACGCCGCTTGAAGTCGAGGCCAAGCTCGCCGCGCTGCTCGCTGAAAACGCCGACGCTTCCGCGAAGCTCACTGCCTCACAGAACGCTGCTAATGCGCAGACCGTGACAGCCAGCACCAAATTTGAAGAGCGGCTTTCGGGCGTTGAGGAGAGCATCCTAAAGCTTACCCCGCTCCTGAATTTCGACGCTGACAAGGTTGTCGCGTCCGCCAAGGCCGAGGCGTCCAGCCTTGTTGCCGCCGCGCTCGCCAAGACTGGCGGCGCTCCGATTGCTGCCGCCGCTCCGCCCGTGGCGGCCAATCCTCCCGCCAAAGATTTCAAGGCGCTCGTAAATGAGAAGATCGCCGCCGGCAAGAGCAAGTCCGCCGCGTTCAACGAGGCATTCAACGAGGCTCCCGCGCTTTATGTCGCGTGGAAAGAGTCGGGCGCTGGCTCCCTGTAATTAACCATCAAACACCAAAAACAACATGGCTTCCGCAAACGAAACCGGATTCAAGACTTTCACGGCAACCGCAGTTGCCATTCCCCGCAACACGCGCGTCCTGCTCGATTCCAGCGGCACCATTTCGGCGGCTGGCGTGTCTGACGAGTGGATTGGCACCACGGTTGAAGACTGCGCTGCCAGCGGCACCGTCACCGTCCGCCTCCGCAACCAATCCGGCACGCATTTCTTTATCGCCTCCGCTGCCGTTACCGCCGGAGCGAAGCTTTACGCCGCTGCAAGCGGCAAGGTTGACGACGGCTCGACGGTTTTGGCCGGCGGCGCTCCGATTGGCTTTGAGGCCGTGACGGCTGCGTCCGCCGATGGTGATATCATCGAAGCCGCGCCCAGCTCGGAACTCGCCACCGGAGCGCCGGTCATTTTCCAGTTCCCAATCAACCTCGCCACCATCGCCAACGGCGACCTGCTCACTGACTTCCCGCTCGGCTTTGCCGGAAAGATCGTCGGCTTCTACGCGAGCGTGACATCGCCGGCCACGACTGGCAGCAAGCTCTCGACGCTTAACCTCGAGATCGGCAGCACCAACCTGACCGGCGGCTCGCTGGCGTTGACTTCCGCGAACATGACCCCGCTCGGCGCGGTTGTCTCCGCGTCGGCCATCACCGCCGGCAACACGTTCGCCGCGACTGACGTGTTCAGTATCGAGGCCGCGAGCACCACGGCCTTCGTTGAAGGCAGCATCGTCCTGACGGTAATCTGCCGCGCCCTGTAAATCTCAGCACCACCAACAAAAACAGACTGACCTATGGCATTCTCTGACTCACAGACCACACTTCGCGGCGATGTAAATTGCCTCGTCACCGAAGCCGCGCAAGCCGACAGCATGTTGATCGGCCTCAAGGTGTTCCCCGTTTGGAACGTGCCGGTCAAGTCCGGCCAGTGGCCGAAGTTTCGCCTGACCAAGGGCGAACTGCTCAACCCCGACGCCACTAAGCGCACCCCCAGCGGCAGTTATGGCCGCGTCGTGCGCGCCTACGAGGCCGACAACTACACGGTCGAGGACTACGGCCAGGAGGAGCCGGTGGACGACACCTACAAGGCCGACGTGTCCCGCTTCTTCCAAGCCGAAGTGCAAGCCGGCAAAATGTGCATGCGCTCGGTCATGCTGGGCCACGAGGTTCGCGTGGCGGCGGAGATCATGAATTCCACCAACTTCACCGCGACGGCGGCGTCGGTGAACTACACCGAGGCCAACATCGCGACGATCAATTTCGTGCTCGACGTGACGGATGCCTGCACGCGCCTGAACAACAAGGGCGTCATCCCGAACACCATCGTCATGTCGAAGGCGGTGTTCGCGCGCGTTCGCCGCTCGACGCTGTTCCTCAATCAGCTTCGCGGCATCATGGGCAATAATGCCGACCGCCTCGCCAGCGCCGAGGACGTGGCGGCGGTGTTTGCCAACGAGGGCATTACTCAGTGCCTCGTGGGCCGGATGCCGAAAAACAGCGCCAACAAGGGCGCGACGTTCTCCGCCTCGCCGGTATGGGGCAACACCTACGTTTGGGTTGGCTATGTGGCCGGCGGCGACCCCATGTCCGGCGGCGCGGGCCGCACGGTCGCGTGGGACGCCGACGGCGGCTTCCTCGTGTCAGAGAGCTACCGCGACGACGCTCGCCGCAGCGACATCATCCGCGTCCGTCAGTCCGTTGACGAGAAGGTGGTTGACTCGACCGCCGGCGAACTCATCACGACCAGCTACAGCTAACCCTAGCGGGTAGCCTCTCAAGGGCCGGTGTCAGACAACTGGCACCGGCCCTTTTCCTTTATGACGCTCGCTGAAATCAATGCCGCTGACTTCATCGCCCAGCGCGCGGAGTTACCGACGGCGTTCACGTTTGACTCCGTGAATTTGACCGGGATGCGCACGGATACGCGCCAGAATAACGAGATGCAGCCGGGCGGCTATGACCCGCAAAGCGACGCGGAGCTTATGGTTTTGCTGGCTGACTTTGCCTCCGCTCCCGTTGCGCAAGACACGCGGCTCCTAAACATGGGCGGAGTGGACTACCGCGTGACCAGCGTCACGCTCGGGACGGACACCGTGACGGCCATCCTTGGGTTGCACCAAAACACATGAGTGCTACCGTCACCATTGAGGACATTGGATTCCGCGATAAGCTCAACCAGCTTGCCGCGCGCGGCCTTGATGCCGGGCGCGTCCTCAAAGTCGAAGCCCGCCGATTGCTGGCCGAGGTTGTCCGCCAGACTCCGCCAGCCAGCCAAGGTCAAGGCCGCGCTGCTGTGAACCGCGACCTCGCCAAGGTGTTTGCTCCCGTCGGCCCTGCTGAAATCACTCTCGCCAAGCGCACGCAGCGCAAAAGCGCGGCTGATTACCTGCCCCTCTGGACCTCACGCGGCGGCAAGCTCTACGCCGTCACGCATGAGAACTTCCAGCCAAATTTGAGCGCCGACGCGATGGCTAAAACGCTCGACCACAAGCGCGATTCACGCGGTCAAGTGCGAACCTTCTCCCCACGCCTTGTCGCCCAGACCCGCAAGCGAACAATGGTAAACCGCATCGTGGTAAAGCGAACCGAGTTCAATCGGTTCAAGCGCCTGAAGCTTTCTCACGTCGGCAAGCTTCGCTCAGGCTGGGGTCACGCGCTTCAATCGCTCGGTGCGTCACTGCCGGATTGGGTGACGCGGAACCTTAAACCTGAAACCGGTTTTGTGGTGAATAATCTGGGCCAAGGCCAATCACCCTCGCTCACGGCTGGCAACACGTCTGCCGGCGCACGCACGAACTGCCTTGGCATCCTCAAACGCGCCATTAACGCCCGCCGCATGGCCATCGGCGAAAACCTCAAGCGCATGTTGAAACACGGCCCCGGAGCGTCGGGTGACTACGGCTACGCGAAGGAATAGACT